GTTATGACATTAGCTATTTAAACTCACTGTTTACATGTTTACTTAGTTATTCTATTATAAGAGATTTATCCACTTTCCTTTTCAATTTTGGATAGAAATTTATATAATTTCCCTATTTTAAAATAATCTCAAGGTTTTAAACCTCTTTAATTAGGACTGAAATGATTTTATTATGAAAAGTGTTTACACGCTTATTAATTTTAAATATTGTTTCTAAGAATTTAGATAATGTACCCCTATATGTTAGTCATGTATTATGATAGGCTTTGATATATTATCGAAAACGACGTAACCCAAATTTCTTTGGTCGACATGTTTGATAACACCTCGACTCGTTTTTATTCTTCGATTTGAATACCTTATACTACGCTTTCTAACTTTATTGTTATAGAAAGACACAAGTGCGTGCACTGTATATTGTAGATTATTTTATCGCAAAACCACGGTTGTCATTTAATTGACAAATGAATCTTATAACCATATGCGCTAGTAAGGTAACACTGAACTCGTATTATAGGATCTATCTGGTAATTTATTATTGGTATATTAGGATATATTCACCGTGGGAGTAGCAAACAATGAATGTATAATGAACCCCCAAACAAATGCTTCGGAAAATTTATTTAACCCAATATCGTTGACGACCCTTGCTTCTTATCAAATTAGAGAAAATTTTGCTTGTGCTAATCGATGGACTTTTAAAGAGCCCTTTCAAACTGCATACAAGCGAATTTTATCTCGAACTGACGAAATTGCTAGATTCCATTCTTTACGTTTTTATTTTAATGCTGATGGATACGACTCCGATCATGATCTTTATGATGATTATGAAGTTCATTTTGTTTTTCATGTTGATAACTATTTAGTTATGAGCATTGAAGAGCAAATTGAGACTTTGTATGATATTATTAAGGAAATGGCTTTTGATTATGAATTGAATGATTTTTACCCCGACCCCGTTAAGCGCGATATTCGTGTGACACCTGAATTTCTAGTTCTTGTTTTGAATTTATCTGATTACAAATGTGATCATAGTTTAGAATCTTGGAGAAGAATTCTCTTATTGAGAGCTGGAATTGAAAGTAACCCCGGACCCGCTTCAGTTGATTTTGTCAATCTTGCTTCTAGGAATTTCCTATTACAAGACCAGACAATTAATCAATGTGCTCAAGAGAACGACGGAAAATTGACTTGGTTTGTTCAAATCATTTTGAATAAGTATCCTTCTTTATCATCTGTGACTTTTAGTAGTTACAATAAAAAGATTGCTTATGAATTATGTTATGAACAAATTATGGCCAAAATTGGTGCGAAAATGACGAACAACTGCTTTGATCTGGAACCCGAAATGTTACAAGCTTTTACTAAGAGACGCGTTGTTGATGCTGTTCACCAAAGTGAATCTGCTACTGAAGGTAGCCACGGAGAAACGACTTCTGAAACAATGGCTGCTTTGCAAACGAATCTGGTTAGTACTACTGAGGAATCCTCTGGAATGCCTACTAGTGTGAAAGTTCTTGAACAAATGAAAACTACGACTGAAAATATTGGAAACTATGATAATTTGACTGCTCAATGGTATCTTATAGACGAATTTGAGTGGGGTGTAACAAGCCCTACCCTTATTCGTGAATATGTATTACCGCGAGACATTCTGGCAAACAATATAGCTGCTAATTCGCCACCTTTGATTCCCTTTAATGTTAATTATCTTTGGAGAGGAACTCTGGAAGTGCGAGTGCAAACAAAAGCTCAAATGTTTTTGACAGGACAATTGCAAATTTCTAGTTTTTATGAATTGAACGTGGATGCTGATGCTCAGATGAGACGAAATATTTATTCTGCTTCACAGACTAATCACACCATTATTAATGCTGGTGGTAGTAACGATGCTGTTTTGACTATTCCTTTTGTATATCGACAACCTTTTGTGCAAATTAAACAAGATTCTTTGATCGTTGGTAATAATTCGTGTTTGGATATGGTAAATGTTTTGATTCAAGTTTTGAACCAATTGAAAGTTGGAACTGGAAGTAGTGATGTTAGTGTTGCTGTTTTTGTTCGATTTATTGATTCTGAATTCACTGGAAAGCGCGATGGAGCTATTGGTAATTTTGATGGTGTACCCACACTGTCTATATCTGATGCTCGTCACGAAATGATGTCTATGTTAGCTGATGTAGCCTCTGTAGCCATACCTGGCGTTGGAGGCATGATTGGTACTGGTATTCGTTTAGCTGAGAGAGCCTTGCGCCAAAAGAAGAAAACTAAGAACCGAGATAATCCCCCAGTGACAGGACCTACAGATATGTTGATTCCATATACTGCTCAAAATTGGGCGAATGGAACTAATATAGCTGAACCGTTGAGAACGCTGAGATTGGATCCCGTTGGACAAACACCTCACCCTGATTCTTTAGAACAAGTGACTCAAATGTCACAAATAGCCCAAATTTTTGGATTGTTTAGACAAATCCAATGGAACGAAAATCAAAATCCCGGAACGACTCTGCTGATTGTACCTTGTACCCCGCTTATGCCCGCTTCATTCTATCAACTATCTAGTGAAAATCCCGATGATCAATTGCGTTTTGTACCACCCGTAGGAGTTGTTGCTTCAATGTATAATCTATTTAGAGGACCCCTCGAATTTAGATTAGATGTTGTTGCCAACAAATTCTACCTTGGTGGATTGATAATGGGATATATTCCCGGTATCGATGTGACTACGACTGTGACTAATGAAATGTTGAGAAATAGTGCTTTTACGACTTATTCTTTGGATGCGAACAATTTGAGTATTACTTATGAGACTCCGTTTATAAATGGAGCCGAATGGTATAACTCACCTTTTGCTAAACCTTACAATAATGCCTTTGCTAGACTGCCTGGATGCTTTGTGGTAAATATCCTTCAGAGATTACAACAACCCGAAAATGTTAATTCTGAAGTTGATATCAATGTATATATGGCTGGTGGATCCGGTTTTGAATGTGCGAATCTTACTCAACCTTCATTGGTTGTGCCGTCTGATGCTACTTTTGTTGTTAATCCCCTTACTGTTTTTAATGCTGTTAATTTCCCCCCTCCCAATTTTCTTGGATCGAGACCTGATACTACGTCTGGTTTTGATACGTTAGATCCTATTGCTTTGACCCTAGGCGGTGGTTCTGGAGTGTTTGCGGCTTGGAATATTTCTTCCTCTGCTGCTTCCTTCATTGCCCTCGCTGTACCCCCTTTCGAGTTAGGAACTAGCATGGGCGTAGTAGCCTTTAGTTATTTCTTAGGATTACGTGTTGGTGGAAACATCCGCATGTATTGCATACAACAAGATATACCCAATATTGACATTTTGATTTCTGCCCTGAACTCTATTCCTTATTTTGATAATCCCGCTTCAAGAAGTACCCTTGCTATGATTACGGGTTCTGGTCCGTGGTTCAACACCACTGGAGCAGGATTCGCGAACATATTTCCCCATTTGAGAGCTATATGGACTCAAGGACAAGGACCCCTAGTTCATGATGTGATTACTGATGCTGTACACGAAAGCGAAAGAGATCAACGTCCCAATTTAGTTACTAGTGTTCAACACTATAATACTAATAATTGGGGCTTGGAATCTTTCGGTGAGTGTTTCGCTGATGTGGTTGATGTGCTTAGAAGACCAGTTTATAATCAAGATTTTAATTATGTAGACTCTGCCTCGAATAAATTTCCAAATGCTCTTTTTAAGATGCGTGTTGGACCTATCCCCCCAAATACTGACCTGGAAGATCCATTCGATTTAGTTAACCGATCATCACATAGCAAAATTATTTTGTCAGGATACAGATACTATCGAGGAGGTATGCGTTACAGAATTGTAATGCCTAACCTACCTCAAGTATATGTGTGGACACAATATGATGCGAGTGATAAGATTTCGACCGATTCAATAGTTTATCCGATGACTGGAATTGCAACCCCCGTTTTGACTCATTCTAACCCCTTAGACATTTTGACCCTACAAGTGAACCAAGTAATGAATTTGGAGATCCCCTGGTATAATTCAAATCAATTGAACTATTTACAGAGAGTGAATTTCCTTAACTTGGATTCTGATCAAATCAATGCGACTGCGTTGGGAACGATAACAGTGGGTCTGAGTACGAATCAAACTGAAATTATACCTGGTAGTTATACTATCAACGTATTTTCGAAGATTGCTGATGATTTTGCCCCATATGTTTTTCAAGGATTCCCCCCGATGTCTTTCCAAAGTTTTCTGAACCCAACAGAACCCGTTGCTGAGATGACTGCTGAGCATGAAATGATGCGAAATGTGATTGGAAGAAATGTGATTAAACCTATTGTGGCTGAAGTGGAAACAGAAATTGGAAAAGTTGCTGAGAATGTACGAGTGCAAATTGGTGATGTGACCAATAGTATAGGTGAAGCTTTGACAGAAATAGTTGAGAAAATAAAGAAGAGTGCGAATATCAATTTGGATTTTAATTGGAACATTGTAATAACCGACTTAATAAGTCAGTTAGGACATTGCATAATGAACCCTAATATTAAGACATTTATCTGGTCGATTATAACTATGCTTACGAAAATAGGTATTTTAAGTTACAATGTGATTGGAAAAGCTGTAGAATTATTTAATAATATATGTAAAAGTGTATTTGGTATTTATGACCGTGTTACGAAGAACGGCACACAACAGGAGCCCGCCGTTAATTTGAATGCTGAACATAATATGCCATCTCTTAGTCCTAGTCAAACACTACCATTACCGTTGGATGATGTTTTAGTAAATAACACTGCTGAATTTTGGAGCTTAATTGTTGCGAGTTTAGCTGGTTTGATTGGTTTTGGAGCCTCGGCAAAATACTTCAATGCGAAGCATTTTGCCTGGGGTCTAAGCCGATCTCTCCGTGAATTTACTATGACTGCCAATGGTTTGACGTCGTTTTTGAAATTACATTTAGATACAATTAAGAAAATATTGAAAAGTATGTGTTTTTGGAAGAGTGTGGAAGAATTTGATCCCGAGTCAATGATTGTTTACAATAAATCTTTTATCGAAACCTGGTGTAAGGAAGTTTCTTACTTAACTGCACCTGGAATGGATACTAAAATTATTGGAGACTCTTATTTGAGTGATAGAGTATATTTGGCCTTTATGATTGGTGAAGTGATAGCGAAAAACGTTGTCTCTAAAACTGAAAATAAGACCAATAATGCTGTATTAACCTCAAAATTGGCTCAGATACGCAAATTGCATGAACAATGTATAATGGCTGGTAAAACTGGAGCTGTGCGCCGAGAAACTTTTGGTGTATGGATAGATGGAGACGCTGGTATTGGAAAATCATATATAGTAGAAGAGATTTCAACTAGATTGATACTTAGAGGCGATATTAGTTTTGAAGGTGAAAAGACTTTAACTCTTAATGCTGCCGATAAATATTGGTCTAGATGTAATAAACAACCCGTCTTATGGATTGATGATGTTTTTCAGTGTCAAACTGAAGAAATGATTCAATCTCATTTGAATGCTATATTTTCCGTGATGTCCCCTACCCCTCTTTGCCCCCCAATGGCTGATCTGAAAGATAAAGACCGAATCTATGAACCTAGAATACTTATGATGACTGCAAATTCCGCATTTCCCAATGTGAAACAGGTGTCAAGCAAAGCTGCTTTGTGGAGACGCCGAAATGCTCTGATTAGATGTAGAATGGACCATGAACATTGTAGAAAATTTGATCCTGATTATTTTGAAGGTAAAGAAGCGAAAGCACTGCCTGCTGCCGCGCTTGAAAATTATCAACACTTGTGGTTTAGTTTTGCTAAGACCCCAAAGAACAAAGAAACTCAATGGATTGGACCATACAAATATGAAAGAGCCATGGAATACTTAGATCAATTGTGGGATGAATTTGAAGAACAAAGTTTACGTTCGTATAATCATAGATTAAACAAGTATTACGAGGCTAAACGCCAAGTATTACCTGATTATCTAAATGATATGCCTAACGTACCAAAACATTCAAACTTATTCCTGCAAATTAAAGAACTTGCTGCCCGACTTGACAACTCTGCCCTTAGTATAGACGAAATACATTGGAACGATATGATGGAAGCCAAGCGTGAAAAGTGGGTCGATAAAGTATTTAACGTACCGAAACGTATGATGGCCTTGTTGGTTGGAAGATACCCTATGTTTACATATGGTGTTAATTCTATACTAACAGGTCACATACCTTCGAGACGTTCATACAATCGATACACAGTTCATGGTCTTGGATGGGATGATCCGAAACATTCAGATCTTTGCCCTGCTTTTGACAAACCTCCTCTAGTGACTAATGTTCCTAAGAACAGTTACGGTAGAAGAGAACTTGGATTTAATCCATTTTCGAAAGACTACCGAGACATTGTTAGGAAGAGTCATGAAATGAGTTGTTTTGGCTTGACTAGTGAACAAATGAATCAAGTTGAAGGAGCAATGGCAAAGGATGATGTGATGAAATTCGCTGATGATTTACAACAAGAATTAGTGGATTTGGAAGACGACGAATCAATGGTCTGGGATCTATTTGATGTGAGTGCCGAACACGAAATGAATGATGATGATAGTAAAGAATTGAAAACTCTGATAACTTCAGTTGGTGATACCATAAGGAATCACTTTCTGGGGAGATCAGATAGATTAATGCTTCTATTAAATCATATATGTAGTTTTAGACGAACATTAAAAACATCCCAAGTTGAAGAGATCTTGAATTTCTATGAATCAACACTGAACTTCAAGAGAGACCATTTGAGTACTTCTACTATAGTTAAATTGATGTACACGAAGATTGCTCAGTTTGATTCATGCGAACACTATCGATTAGATCGAGATTGGGTTTACATGAAGAATACTGATAAATTTGTATATATTCAACAACGCTATGAAGAACAAAAACAGACGAAGACACTATCCGGTGGCTTTTGTGACGACTCGCATTGTGCTTTATCTATGAAACTTTTTAAGGATCATATATATGGCTTTGTGAGATGTCCCGAGGGATTACCGGAGAATTGCACCTACGGAATTGATACTGAAATTCAGAAATTAGTTATCGATGATGTAGAGACGTTTAAGGACAAATGCTTATTGAAATTGAAACAATGGAGCTCGGCACTATGGATTTTTTTATGCGAACATTACAAGAGTGTTATAGCTATACTTTCTGTCGTTGTTATTAGTTGGTTTGTTTTCTTCAAACCAGATACTAAAAATGCAACAGATTCAGAAGGTGCTGCTTACGACAAAAACAAGAAACTTGTGGAAAAGCGAAAAGTAACTAGTAAGAGAAAACTCATTAAACATAATCAAGCGAAAGAAAAGATTATTGTTGGAGAACATGAGGCTAATCAGAATGTCGGTGATGTGATGAGGAAAATATCAAATAATATTGTTTTCTTACAACTAAGCTACACTTGGGAAGGTATCCCAAAATCTAAGAAATTTAGAGTAGTAATGTTAAGAGAAAGACAATGTTTAATGATAAGACATTACATTGAAGATATTCAATTTTACGCTGATCATGATCCGAACGCCAAACTTAGTTTGCTTGTTAATGGAAATAATGAGGTTCCCCTTGCTATTAACTGTGTGAATGAATTCAGTGTGCTTGAGAACCAAATCGAAACGGACTTTGACGAAGAACGTGAAGGGACTGGCTATGTTTTATATAATGGATTGTGTGTTGTGGACTTACCGAAAACGGTGAGAGAATTCCCAACTATTACAAGACATTTTGTATCTGCCAAGGATGAATTGAGAATGTCAAACAATGGTATTCTACTCATGCCAGAACCAGGAAAAGGATCGCTTGCAAATACCATAGTATGTGAAAATGTCAAATTTTCAAACTATGAGAACTTAACAGTTAATGCAGCTGATACAACTTCTGCAGTTCATCTCGAAAGAGTATGGATGTACAGAGGTGTTCATGGTTATGGCTTATGTGGTAGTTTACTACTCAATGAAGACTCTGGAAAGATTATCGGAATACACACTGCTGGATCATCTACAAACAATGTTGGATTTTCTGAAAGATTGGTTTATGAAGAATGGGAGTTTGTCGATGAACAAGCTAAACACGAAGTTTTCGTGCCCAATTTAGAACCTATTACACTGGATGATCATACTTTGGAAGGCGCAGTTTTCCCTCTTGGAAAAGTGCCTAAAATGTATGCTCAAAACAACAGTGGAATTTCTCAAATAAGAAAATCCGTTATCCATGGTGTGTGTGAAGTTAAGACACAGCCTGCCCCGCTAACCCCCTATGACAAACGCTTGCCAGAAGGTTGCTCACCGTTGTATGATGGTGTTGCAATTCATGGCCTCCCTCCGAAAGAATTTCCCAAGGAATTGGTTGATAAAGCTCGTGAAGATTTGAAAGATTTATTGATTGCTAAATGTATACCAGTTCGACCTGTGCAAATGCTATCTCTAGAGGAAGCAGTTTGTGGTAATCCCTTAATTGGCTTAGAATCTATACCATTAGATACTAGCGAAGGATATCCACTAAATAAAATGCGACCAAAAGGATGCAAAGGCAAAGGTTGGCTGTTTAACATTGAACGAGATGAACATTCAAATGTGACAAAGATGCAAATCCACCCTGAACTTGAGAAAATCATGAAAGTGAAAGATGCGATGCGATTGAAAGGTATTAAACCGTTTACCGTATTTACTGATGTGTTGAAAGATGAAACTCGTCCTAAAGCCAAGTGTATTAAGAAAGCTGGTACTAGAATTATTTCTATGTCACCAGTCGACTTTACTATACAATCACGACAGGTTTTTGGTGATTTTATTCTTGCTCATGGAAAATGCCGCTCCAATTTGGAACATTCTATAGGAGTAAATACCTATAGTGATGAATGGACACAAATTGCAAAGAGCGCGTTGAGAACGAGCAATAAGATTATCGCCGGAGACCATAGTAATTTTGGACCAAGGATGATGACAATAGTGAGCGAAGCAGTATTCAAGTGTATACGTGATTGGTACGAATTTCATGGAGCTACAGAAGAACATCTTCAGAGACTAGACATTATGTCAGCTGAATTGATGAACTCCGTGCATCTCGTTTTTGATATTTTATATCAGGTTATGTGTGGTATTATATCTGGTTCATTATTTACAGCTGTATTTAATTCACTTTGTGATAATATGTACTTTCGAGTCGCTTGGTTATCTATAACCGGACGATCATTTGAAGATTATTATAAACATATGTATATGACAACATATGGAGATGATAACTTTGGATCTGTTGATGATGTTGTTTCTGAGGAGTTCAATGTATATACACTTCATAAATTCTTTGCTGAATATGATTTATCATACACTGATGTCCACAAAAATACGTCTGAAAACATGGAAAAGTACTGTGAATTGAAGGATGCTTCGTTTTTGAAAACCGGATGGAAAGATCACCCACTAAAAGCAGGATACTACTTGCCCACTCTTGAAAAAGATTCGATTGAAAATCAACTTAATTGGATCACCACTGAAGGAGATGCGGTTGACAATACTATCGTCAATTGCAAGAGTGCCTTGAGACAAGCGTTTGGACATGGTAAAGAATACTATGAACAATTGGCCAATAAAATCAAGGCCGCGTTTGCTCTGCAAGGACATCGATTTATGCATAGAACTTGGGAAGAGCAGTTTGTAGCTATAGATGCTGACTATCACGTTGTGAAGTAGCACGCCGGTTACACACTGATGATACCATGTTTGAACATTAATCGATTAGTTAATAATATATGAGTTAAGTC